TTANTTCTTAATTCTTAATTCTTAATTCTTAATTCTTAATTCTTAATTCTTAATTCTTAATTCTTAATTCTTAATTCTTAATTCTTAATTCTTAATTCTTATATATTATATAGTAATATATATGGATTCATTAAAACAATTCTATACTATATTGGTTCTGTTTATATCAACGGCATTGTTTATAATAATGGCTGCGAATAATGTATATTCGAGTAATACAGACCAATATATATATATTATAGTATTTGTTATATTATTTATAGCTATAATTGTCGGTGCTGTTATGTTTCATAAATTATATTATTCTAACCGATTTTTTGTATATGGTTCTATAAGTATGGTTGTATTATTGTTTATAATATTAATATCTGTTAATACATACACGGAGCCTTTTGTAGGAATAACACTTGAACCAGCAAAAGATGGAAAGACGCAGGTATTTTCAAATGATATGGATATAACATTTCAAGATGATATATCAGACAATCAAGAATTTGGTAATGGAATAACTATATATGAAAAAAAGAATATATGTGTTACTCCTTCAAATTATTTTGGAACACACAATGATAAATTAGAATGTGTTAGTCCATTTGATGAGGACGAGAGAAAAGAAAAAGAAGAAATAAAACGACGAGATGACGCTGCTAAAAAAGCAGCCAAAGAAGCTGCTGAAAAGGCGGTTGCTGCTAAAAAACTGAAAAAATATTGTGATGATAATTATATTTCCGACAAATATCCAGCAGACGAATATTGTAGAGATACCAATAACAATGATAATAAATATGGTGTTTATAAAGTAGAACCATCTCCCCCAAAATGCCCTGGTTATCAACGGGTAAAATGTAAGCGTGGGTATGCCAATGGTAAAAAAATATCAGATGAAATACGTAAAAATGGCACCTCCTGCTATCCCACCAATAGTAATTTCAATGATATATGTCAGTCCGTTATGACACGAAAACACGGATTACTGAGCACCAGTAAGTATGGCTATAAGAAAATAATACATGGCGATGATGGCAATTGTAAGAAGTTTGAAAGTAGCGCAATATGTAGTTCCGATTATTATGATGGTATAAAGAAGACGCCTTATTATACTAAATGTTTGTCACCTACCGAGATTAATAAGGAGACAAATCATAATATAAAAAGACATATTATTAATACCGATGGATGTAATCCGGGTTATAAAAGATATTGCACAAACAAACAAGAATGTTTAAACCAAATTGCAGGACATATAATTAAACCAACCAATGAAAATACTTAAATAATAGAAACATTGTAAATAAAATTGAATTAAAATTGAATTAAAATTATTAATATATAAAACTACAATGTCATATGACCCAGAGAAATACATCGACCATTTTAAAAAAGTTCTTGCGTCTATAGATGAAGACGATATGACCGAATATGATCATAATATTCGGCGATTTATAGAAAGACAAGAGTTAGATGAGACAGACGATGTTAAACCAAACCCAACAGAACTGAGAGTATCAACAATGTCTGCGAAATGTAAAATAACACATGAAATAATGGTTGAAAGATTTATTAATCATATTTATAATAAGATACTAGAGCATAAAGACGATGACCCATATACATATCCATTTATTGGTGTTAAATATAGGGATATCGAAATAAACATTGAAGAGAAAAAGAAAAAGAAAGGTACAAAAAAGAGTTTCTATAATCAGGCAACATTAATTGTAAAACCATCGGATACCATCAGACAACAGAATATCAAGTTATTTAATAATTCAAGTATATCTCTAACCGGGTGTAAGCTTAAATCGGATGGTCTAAATGCCATTAAGACTATTATACACGAGATGAAAATAACAGCTGATATATTTGAGTGTGAAAGTGATAGAGAATCTATTAATTATAGTGATTATAATATTACACTTATTAATAGTGATTATTGTTTGAATTATACGATAGATAGACCTAAATTGGCGGAATTACTTATTGATAAATATGGTCTATTTGTTACATATACACCTGATATATATCCGGGTGTTAAAATTTATTATTATTGGAATACCAGTTATAAACACAATAAGGGGATATGTAAATGTCCTCTTAAATGCGAAGACAAAAAAAAGAAGGATATTGATGAAACGTGTTGTAAAAGAATTACTATTGCTATATTTCAGAGTGGAAAGGTTATTATTACCGGTTCAAACAAAATGGTTCAAACAGAGGATGCTTATAAAACAATTAATAAGATTATAATGAAAAACTCACAGACCATTCGTCGATTTACCATTGAAAATTAATTATTTTAGTTTTATTATTTTAGTTTTATATAAAATATATAAAACCAACTCTATTAAATATATAATATATGAGCAACCACGATGATTATATTATAGAAGTTAAAACAGTTCAGACAAATGCTTTTAAAACGCTTTGCGAGGCATTGAAAGAAATATTAACCGATACTAATCTAATTTTTACTGATGATGGGCTTAAAATTATAGCAATGGACCCTTCTCAGACTATTTTGGTTCATTTAAAACTAGATCATACTAGTTTTGAAGAATATTTTTGTCGGGAGAAAACAGTCGTTGGTGTTAGTATGTTGAATTTTTTTAAACTTATTAAAACAATGACTAATAATGATACTCTAACTCTATTTATTGAAAGGGCTGATGTTAATAAATTAGGCGTAAGAATAGAGAATGGTGACAAGAACTCTATTACTAATTATAAACTAAATCTTATGGACTTGAATGAAGAGCAGATTAGTATTCCACCTGCTGCGTTTGAGTCTATTATTACACTGCCTTCGTCTGATTTTCAGAAGATTTGCCGTGATATGTCAAATTTGTCGGATACTATAGAAATTAAAAGCGTAGGGAGTAATTTGATTTTCAGTTGTAGTGGAAATTTCGCAAGTCAAGAGACAATTATTGGACAAACTAGTACTGGGTTAGCATTTGTAAAAAATGTTGATAATACTGATATAATTCAGGGGTATTATAATTTGAAGCATCTCGTTCTTTTTACAAAATGTACGAATCTATGTAATCAGATTGAAATGTATATGAAAAATAATTTCCCCATAGTTATTAAATTTTCAGTGGGAAGTCTAGGAAGTTTGAAATTGGCATTAGCCCCACAATGTTCTGAGAATAATTAAAATCTTTGTTTATAGTAATATAATGATTGGTCAAGTAGTTGGAAGAGTAAGAACTAATGGAGGTTTGGTATCTCCATTGGTTAATAAACAACCGCGTATTAATTCGACACCTAGAAAAGTATCTTTGTTTGATAAATTAAAAACAGATGATAAATTTAAAAAACACCTAAAAGGTTTATTAGAGGCAGCAGATTCTGCTATTACGCATAAACAACTAAAAGGTTATAAGAAAAACGAGTTGTTGGATATGTTACTCTTACAAACTATAATTAAGGAACATATATCTGAGTTGAATAATTTAATAAAAGAAATGAAAGAGTTAAAACCAGAGTTAGATTTATTTAAATATGAATATAGAAATAATACAAATTTAGCGAGTAAAGTAGATGTAACGGCGGAGAGATTAACTCATTCTGGATTAACACCTAATGTAAATATATATGATAGATTAAAGACTCATTTAAAGAATATAGATGATAAAATTAAAGTTGCTAATACGATGATAGCAACTGAAATTAAAAGAGAATATAATAATTCAAAAAAATTATTAGGAAATAATAAGATAAGGAAAGATAAACTTACAGAGCTTACAAATAAACTAAATACATTACAAACTCAACATTCTTCTTTAACAAGTCACGCACACTCAACAATACTACAACCACAACAACCACAATTGCAACAATTACAACAAGTTGTGCCTCAACAAGTTCAGTATGTTCAACCACGAGGAGGAGGTAAGAAATCCCCCAAAAAAACTACTAAAAGGAAATCAACAACTACTAGAAAAAAGAAAACATCAACCGCGAAGAAATCGCCGAAAATTCACATTGGGAAGCGCGGGGGGCGGTATATCATTAGAAAGGGTCGGAAGATTTACCAATAATTTTTTTTAATTTACTAAAAATATAGATTAATTTATTCTATATTTTTTCATCAAACAAATGATTACTTGGTTAAAAAAATATTGCATGTTATATAATAAAAATATTTATTTATTGTATAATGAGTAATTTAGAGAATGAATTTAACGAACCTTTTGAACCACCGCAGTTACAAGCACAACAATCGCCACCACAACCACCACAACCACAACAACCACCACAACCACAACAAGCACAACAAGCACAACAACCGCCACCACAACCACTATTCCAACAATTAAAATCAATAACGTTTGTAAATGAGAAAGTAAAATATGTTATTACTAGTAATCATACCGTTTATGCCTTAAAGTTTACATTTGATGATAACACAAAGTATGATATACATGTTCGATTTAGCGATATGCGCGACGAGTTATTCGAATCTTTTAAGGGTGGTCCTTGTAATCATATTAAATGCGTGTCGTTAACTAGGCTATATAGATATTTTATTAAACCGGGAGAACGATTTGATGAGTCAAATTTATTAATAATTACACATTATTTTAATGAAAGAATGACACCTACCACTTTCAACCTTTTAGTTACTTTTTTGGAAAAGCGCGCCATTGACAGAGACCCTATCAGTGTTCCGGGGAATAGGTTACGGCTAAAGAAGAATCGAAACAATATGAAAAATGCACTTAATAAAAATAATGGAGCAATAAATCAACAGGTTGATTTATCAAATAATGGAGTTGCCAATTTACTAAATCAAAGAAAGAAAGACGCGGACGATGGTACTAGCCGTCAACATTATCAATTTCCAGAAGTGCCATCCGTACCTACCCCACCAAGTCCGTTTCTAGATGGACGCCGAAGTTTTGTTCCAACTAGCATTTCAAAATTAATAGAAAACTATATTGATAAGAAAGGGAAATCAAATTTAAAGGTAATAGTTTCGACGAAAGATTTACAATCTTTATTATATAATATTACATTTAAATCACAAGGTGTCCTGATACCCGATGAAAATGTCAACTTTATGGTGGAATTATTGAATAAATTAAATCTCACGGCAAACCCTTTTGATAAGAATAAGTATACGGAAGTTAGCATTGATATATTAAAATTCCTACAATCCTCGGTTAAAGACCAGACCGATGATAAATACGAGAAGTTAGGAGTTTTAATCAGTAGTTTACAATCTTCTACATCTGGTGGAAATAAAAAAAAGAAACCATCGAAGAAACTTAAGAAACCATCGAAGAAACTTAAGAAACCATCGAAGAAACTTAAGAAACCATCGAAGAAACTTAAGAAACCATCGAAGAAACTTAAGAAACCATCAAAAATCCATATAGGGAAGCGTGGCGGTGTTTATATCATTAGAAAAGGTAAAAAGATTTACCAATAAATTCTTAGAAAATTAATTAAATTGAAAATTAAATTTAAAATTAAATTGAAAATTACATAAATATTATATTATATATAATATTATGACTTCTAATTCAAATAAATACGTACTTTTCCCAATCGAGCATTCTCGTGTGTGGAAAATGTACAAAGACGCAGTTGCTACCTTCTGGACACCCGAAGAGGTAGAACTATCTAAAGATAAAACGGACTGGCTTACGCTAACCCCTAATGAACAACATTTTATTAAGAATGTTCTAGCATTTTTTGCTGGAAGTGATGGAATAGTTATGGAAAACCTAGGACAACGTTTTATGAATGATACCGATATGACAGAAGCGAAGTCATTTTATGCTTTCCAGATATTCATTGAAAATATCCATAGTGAGATGTATTCCCTATTAATTGATACATATATTACAGATGAAAAAGAGAAGAATGTCCTATTTAACGCGATTGATAATATCCCATCTGTTGCTAGAAAAGCACATTGGGCTCTTAAGTGGATTGATGACGATGAAGCAACATATGCCACTAGATTAGTAGCATTTGCCGCAGTTGAAGGCATTTTCTTTTCGGGGAGTTTCTGTGCTATTTATTGGTTGAAAAACAGAGGACTTATGCCCGGATTGACATTCTCGAATGAATTGATTAGCAGAGATGAAGGAATGCATACGGATTTTGCTTGTTTGATGTATGAAATGGACACGCAGAAAACCCCAGCAAATAGATTATCACAGGAAACAATTAATGAAATTATTAAAGAGGCGGTTGAGATTGAAAAGGAATTCATTACGGAATCATTGCCCTGTAATCTAATTGGAATGAACAGCAATCTAATGAAGCAATATATTGAATATGTTGCGGATAGAATAGTCCAACAATTGGGATATGAACCAATCTGGAATGCGACAAATCCATTCAGCTTTATGGAATTGATTTCATTGAGACCAAAGAGCAATTTCTTTGAAATCAAAGTGGGTGAATACAAAAAGGCAGGGGTAGGCAAGAAAGAGGAAGAGAATAATTTCAATATTGATTCTGAGTTTTAACATGTTATATTTTTTTAATTGCTCCTCCTTTTATATAATAATATCCTTTTTTTAATTTTCCCTTTTTTGGACCTGATTGATATATACCGAGTTTTTTATAACCACCTGATATAGTACATGGACAACTATTATTTTCAAATGCACCCATTGTTAATACATTAGCACTACTATATTGTTCAAAAGTATTAGTTGTGAATAATGTATCTTTAAATTTTAAATCTGATATTGCTAGAATAATAAATATACGTGGAAATCCTTCTGAAGTTATGTTACATGGTGTTCTATGTAATACTAATGAATCATCCCATAATATAGTATTCGTTGTTAATGTATCAAATTGTATATATCTTGATTTAGCTAATGTTTTGTTAGGATTTTCTGATAAAATCAAATCAAATTTATTATAATTTTTGGTATCAATATAAATATTTACTCGATGAGTACTACCGATATTATTCTGATGCCATTTTGGAGAAGCCCATTTTTTTTTTGGAAAATAAGCCCATATTATTCGGTCTATAGTAAATGAATCAGTTATATTTTGTAGGTTGGTTTTAAATGATTTTATACATAATAATATTAATTTTATTGTTTCTTTATCTATAGTTGATACATTATTTAAAGATGATAATAATTCATCATCTTCAAATAATTTATCAAAATATAATGCTAATGTCTTGCGAATCTCAACATGATTAATATGTTCAGCATTTTCAGAAATATAATTTTTTAGGACTTGTACATTATCACTATTAAATGATAATGATCGTATATCATTAGAATCGCTAGTTTGTTTAAATAACTGAATATCATACTCGCCGATTGTTCTAGTAAGTATATTTGAAGTACTCATATATAACTAATATTAATATAAAAAATCTCCAAAAAAATCTCCAAAAAGAAACCCCCCAAACTCCACACTGGACCTCGTGGTGGGAAATACATCATTAAGAAGGGTAAGAAGATTTACCAATAAACACCGAAAACAAAATAAACATTAAATTATAAATGGATATATTATTAATAACAAGATTTTGTATTGAATTACCAGAGGCTTATAAAAAAAGTGTTGATTATTCGAATACATTCAAGATAATTCAACAACTTTATCTATTAGAAAACATAACATTACCTTCTATATTATTACAAACTAATATCAATTTCAAATGGATTATTTTGACAGATAAACGGATACCTAATAATGTAAATAAAAGATTACAATATATTTCACACAAGTATCATAATATATATATAAAATATCATTCTAGTGGTGATTACAATATCTCTAAATTATCATTTTTTACTGAATATCTTAATATCAGTAATAAGTATGCGATTACAATACGATTAGACGCAGATGATGCTCTTATACATAACTATATAGACATTATACATAAATTATCTCAACGTTTATTATATAAATTTGATATAGGGGCAATATGTTTTCATAATGGTATATATATGAAACTACCAAACAGGAATATGAAATATTCTCATATGAAATCACATTCTGTAGGACTTGCGTTATTTATAAATAAAGAAACCTGTGATAATGATTTGGTATCTATATATTTCACACCACATAATGAAATGTATAAAAGTCTTAAAAAATATAGTGAGAAAAATAGAAAAACGTCATATTTTCATCAATGTAATAATACCACTCCATGTTATACTAAAACCTGCCACGATAATAATGATTCGGATTATTACAGATTTTAATATTGATTATAAGTTTTAAGATATTATAATTAATAATATTATATTATTATTATAGATGGAAATAACAATTGATGATTATACTTTTGAATTATTATATAAAACAACATACGAAGGATATGATTTGGTTGTTATGAAGTGTTTAACTACAAATACAGATATTATATTATATAGAAGTAAATCTGGATTAGATACATGGCATTATGCAAAATGGAGAGTAGACAGGTCGTTTCTTAAAATAAAGGATGGTGACTTATTTCTGGAGTATATTACAGGAACATTTATTCATATGGAGTTACAGAAGAAAATTAATGAGAAATATAATCATATAAAATATATAGAAGATATAAAAAATATAGAAGATATAAAACATATAGAAGTAGCATTGGCGACAAAGTTATCTATTTCAACAAATAAAAAGTATAAACACTATAACAAATTAAAAAGATTCAAGGATATATTTGGAAATATTACTAACGAAAATAGAGATAAATATATAGATAATTTACAATATTTCCGAGAAACTAGATCAGACGAGATATGTACAAATACATGTCAATCTTTTAAAAAATTATATTTATTTTTAGGTGTAGATGGTATTGCTTTATTTTGTGGTCGTATTATAAAATTTAAAAATAATTACGCCAATAATACGGTCAAGATAAGAGAATTTATACAAGAACATGAGTTACATATATCTTTACCTGTAAATGAAACCGATACATTAATGATATATAAATATATGATGTCTATTATATATCAATTTTTAAAAAAAAATTTTAGATTTGAAAAAACAGAATTATATTATAAATATACATATTCATTTAAAAAAACTAGAAAAACAGGAAGTAGTGTTGATATACAAATCACAATATATCAGAGTATAATATATAGTGAACTCAACATAAAATATTATTATTATTATATTAAATATAATTATGAATTACAGGATTATTATGCTCCATTATTTATAACACCACTATTATCTAAAATAAATAAATATGGAATGTATGAGTGTTTTATGCAGAGCAGTATATATTTTTGTAAAATATTTGAATATAATTCGAATCTATATGAAAAAGGAGACAATAGGTATAATAAATATGACCCATATGAGTTCATTGGATACTTAATATCAGAGTTTACATTATTACCCCCAAGAAAACAAATATTAACTTTAACTAGCCATGATAAATTGTTCTATTTTGTATCAAATGATGATACAAATAAAATTAAATATGAAGAATACTTACAAATGGTAAAAGCAGTGATAGCAGTCGGAAATGACAAAATACCCAGAAATAGTAAAAAACATGTTTATATTGACAATACATATCATATTGGAACATACCATACTGATGCTGATTCATCCTATATATACTATCACTTAACAAATGTTCTAAAATGTGATTCACGAGACGAAGAACCTTATATTGAATTACAAGAAGTATCGGGTATAAATAGAATTGATGAAATTGATATATCTAAAATCAAAGATGAATGTTTTTTGAAATATGAAGAGGAATCATGTAGTCAAATGGTAGGAGGGTATAAATCAAATATATTAACTGGAAACAGAGGAGGGAAATATATAATATTAAAAGGTAAAAAGAGATATATTAAAAATCGTAAATAAAACACCTCTCTATTAATCCTTATTAAGAGAACAAGGATTTTCTAGAATTTCTTTATCTTTATTCGTTACGGCAATGTCATTTGTCGAATTACACTGATTAGTATTATTATAACTACTGAGTGGGTCATCGAACTGACCATTTAAATAATCACCATATGCGCTTTTGTCGTGGACTTTATTTGCATTAACAACTCGACCCGTTGTTTCATTATCGGAACTGGGTTCATCGTCGCTAATTGGTTCCGTATAGGGGCTTGGTGATTCTTGTCCGTTTGAGTTTAAAATCTGTAGGGAAAGGACAAAAGAAATTCCTAGTAATAATGCCAAAGTTCTATCCTTAAACCCAATATACAATATCATTAACATATAGAATAACCGAAACCATACCCATCGAAACCATTGGGATATAGTATTATTAATTTGTGGAATGGCACTAATGTTGTATAATATAACAACAATTATAATAAGCCACCTAATAAGTGGAATGTCTAAGAGAATTAATGAGTTGTCAACTAATTTCAAGAATTGTTTCATAGCAGCCATATATATAATGTGTATATATATATTTTTTAGAGAAAAATTATAAATGAGCGTGGGTGCATTACCCGATGAGAGGAGTAACCAACCGGGGATGTTCATACACGGAGGTTGGCTCCTGACGGAGATTGGTTACGGGGGTTCCGTCTTTGTCGCAGAGGATACCCTCTGCTACACACATGTTGTGTAACCCGACAAACATCTTCTCTAGTTGATGGTACCCAGTACGACTCCTGCGGTGGAGTTCAACGATGAACACACGCTCTCGGTCTGTTTGGAACAACGTGATTCGGTACACAAGCGTCTTGTTGCGCGTGATGCCTTCCCCCTTACACTCCTGGTGGTTGTAGGTCGAGTTTCCCCCGGCGAAACCCATCGCTTTCTCGACCAGCCGAGTTACTTTTGTGGCATCTGTCACAAAAACATGTGTCCGCTCTAGGATGAACAATGATGGGGTGTGAGGAGGACAAGCCTCCTCATCCATTTCACACGGCTCGTCGGGCATGACTGGTTCTATATATTTACTATATATTTACTATCAATTTTTTATACACTTAAACCCAACGTCATATATATAATATGAATTAACAATGAAATCATATTTAACTAAACGTGGGTATGTTATAATCAAATCAGAGTATGACGATGAAACACTCGCCAAAATAAGGAAAGACCTCAACGTCAAGCCAAATATATCAACGGATTTCTGCGAGGAAATCGTAGAATATCCAGTTTTTCAGGAGGGGACGAATAAGATGTATATCCCCAAATTCTACGCAATTAAGACGTTGGGGTTACCAGACAGCAATAAACTTCCCCCTAGTGAGGATATTAATCTAGAATTTCAATTTAAATTGAGGGATAATCAAATGATTCCAGTAAATGAATGCTTGAAAGCCTATAAAAATGTGGGTGGTGGTATTCTATCACTTGGATGCGGTCAAGGTAAAACAATTATTGCGCTATATTTGATTGCCCAATTAAAGAAGAAGGCACTTGTTATAGTTCATAAGGAATTCTTACTTAATCAATGGGTGGAAAGAATCAATCAGGCGCTACCAGAAGCAAGAATTGGTAGAATTCAAGGCAAGGTATATGATGTTGAAAATAAAGATATTGTCATTGGGATGCTTCAAACATTGTCAATGAGTAAGTTCTCATTAGATGCGTTTGATAGTTTCGGACATATTGTCATTGATGAAGCACATCGTATTCCATCTCAGGTATTCTCAAGGGCACTTAATAAATTCAATTCACAATATATGATTGGTCTATCGGCAACACCAACAAGAAAGGACGGGCTAACAAAAGTCCTCAAGTGGTATATAGGTGATATGATGTATTCAAGTAAAGTTGCTAATACGACGGATGTTCTTGTTCATAGATACATCATAGACAGTGATAATCTATCCTATAACAATGAACTAACTGATTATAGGGGACGACCTATGATGCCTCGAATGATTAATAATATTACCGAATTCGATAAAAGAACCCGTATTATAATCAACATAATTAAGGAAACATTGGAAGAACATATAGACAGACAAATACTTGTTCTAAGCGATAGAAAGAATCATCTAAATGATATATATCAAATAGTAACAAAAGAGGCTATATGTTCGGCTGGCTATTATGTGGGTGGTATGAAGAAAGATGCTCTTAAAGCAAGTGAATCACGACAACTCATTTTGGGAACATTCGCAATGGCGAACGAAGGACTGGACATTGAAACACTGAATTGTCTAATTCTGGCAAGTCCTAAAAGTGATGTAATTCAGGCAGTGGGACGTGTATTGAGGAAAGATCATCTGGAAATGAAACCCAAGATAGTGGATATGGTGGATATATTCTCAATGTTTACAAATCAAGCAGGTAAACGTCTTAAATACTATAAGACGAAGGGATATGTTATAACAAATATTGATATAACAGACAACGGGGACATAACAAATACAGAGAAAATAGAATACTCCGCCGCAAAACCGAAATCTAAACCAAAAAAACCAGAGACGTTGGAGTATTCGTTTAGTTGTTAGTAATGTATAATAAAATTTGACAACTAACTTATATTAAATTATAAAGTACATATGAATTGGGAGTTGGTTTGGGTGTTGGTTTGGGGCATAGTGGTATTCTGGTCCATATTCCAGATGTTCTGCTACATCGCAAACCAAAAGGAAAAACGAGCTCGTGATACAGAGGCGTATTACGATAACTATTACCAGCAGCAGTTGATGCGGGCGCAGAGCTTCAAGATCGGTCGCGATCTGCGGTTCCGCGATCGTTAGCCGGTCGAGTCCCTGCCAGGTTTGGACCAGGTCTATGAAACTCCACTTTTCTTCTTTCCTGAACAACATCAGTCAAGCTGGACGACCGCGTTGGGAAAATGAGAGCATACCTATCAAGAATTCCTAGAGGATATAAAAAAGACGCATGCGATCGTGTCCGTCTGCGGACAGCTGCCTTTGCTTGAAACCGGGTTTTAATCAGAGCGCGATTTCGACACCACATTTATAAATACCAACAGCACATAAATTGCTTTATGTAATACCAACAAGTCTTTTTAACACCTATACCATTACCACTAATTTTATTAAACACGTCATCTATTGTATCGTGTAATTCTTTTTCATTAAATTCCAATGAATTGTTGTGTTTTGTATTAACACTCATTTTATTTATAATAATTTCAGATGTAATCATATACTTAATATATATATACTTAATATATATATATATTAAGTATGTCTAAACTAATCAACTTTTAATTCAGCTCTTTCGGCAATTAGTTCTTCTAGTGTGCGCTCTTTAATACCATCTGTTTTTAATTCGATGGGTTTACAAAAAGCATCATAATAATCAATCCCCCCCTTAACATCTCCTTCTAATATACCAAGTGGTTCTTTGTATTCGATTACTTTATTCTCAAATTCCACTTGTTCTATAAATCCCCCATTGGCATCTTCAAATTCCTCTGTTAATTCATCCAAATTGAGTGGTTTATAATCAATTGAACCAACCACACCACCCATTCTATATTTAGAATCCACCATATATCGCTGATATCCTTTATCAACTGGCATACTATCAAGTTCATTATTACTATCAATATTCGATTCCTCAAAAGCGCTATTGAATTCATCGCGTAATTTCTTCTGTTCTGAATCCTCCCATATATCGCGGAATGGTGGGGGTGTCTCTTCTTGTTCTTTACAAAATGAACTAAAAGCATCTTCCAGTTCTTCATATGTGTTCGTATTATCACAATTCTCCAATTGTTCTTTGATATATTTATAAGCATTGTGTATAACAATCATATCTTCTTCTGTTCCTCCCTTATCGGGATGACATATTAGCGCCATTTGATAATATGACTTCTTGAGTTCAGCTAATGTCGAATTCGGTGACATATTCATTATCTCATACGGATTAATCATATATTATATGTGTTTATAAGTTTTAAGTTGAATTATGGCGCCATCATATGTTGTTGAAACGCATAAATCATATGAACCGCATAATCATATAGATACATATGATACAACTCAATGCGGTGTGGCAATATTCAATGTGTCCATATGAGAGAGTTGATTTTATAGTATATTATAATTAATATTTCAATTTTATATCACTATCCCTATACGTCGTTTAATTTAATGAACTAAATCAATATAAAATTGATTTAAATTAATAATAATACTTATATATAACATTATGTCTAAACAAAACGAAGACCCCCAATACGGAATTTATAACTCAAGGAATATTAAATTAACCCCCGACGCGATACAGGAGATTCTACTAAAAGGTGGAATAACGGAGAAAATCAATAATATAGATTTATGGCAACAGGCATTTGTTCATAAATCGTATTGTAAGAATAATAAAAAGAAATTATATGGATTTGAACCCACTAATATGAAAGATATCGACCCAGCAACCTATATGAAACATTTATATGAAGGTTCTAATGAAGTTCTTGAATGGCTCGGAGATGGTGTTCTCCAATCCGTTGTAGCCTGTTATTTGAGTAGGCGATATATAGGTCAAGACGAGGGATTTCTAACTAAATTGCGGAGTAAGTTGGTTAAAACAGAGGCACTATCTAAAATGGCGAAATTCTTGGATATGTCGAAATACATTATTATGTCAGAACATGTCGAAAAAGCCTGTAATGGTCGAACAAATGCCAAAATCCTTGAAGATGCTTACGAATCACTTTTGGGGGCATTGATGGAGGATTTTGGCAATGATGAGAGTTGTAGGGGATATATGATTGCTAATAAATTCATTATAAATTGTATTGAAAGTAGTGTTGATATAACTGAACTTATCCTCAATGATGATAATTATAAAGATCGTCTAATGAAATATTTCCAAAAGATGTATAACGGACAATATCCGAAGTATATCGAAGAAGAAAGCCAAGACGACAAGATATATAGAATAAATATTTTTGACCCCGATGGGACAAAAGTAGGACACGGCTACGCTAAATCAAAGAAAGAGGCAGAACAACGTGCGGCAAAACAAGCACTATATACATTCGGGATAAAGATATATTAATTACTTTGACGTCATTTATCATATTACCCTTAAATAAAATTTGAATTATAATTTACAATATTGTATTAAATCTTTAAAATGCCAGTTGATTTCAGTGTACTTAATGCACAGGAGACATGGGCGGAGCATGACACGTATGGTGGGCGTGGTAAATCTGCGAAAGCTGTAGCGAAAGCTGCTGCGAAAGCTGTTAAGGCTGATTCGACACCAGTCGGCAAACCCTCCAAAGCAGAAGCTATGTCTAGGAAAAAGGAAAAGGCAAAGGTGAAGACGATGCGAAAGATTGCTGCGATTGCTGCGGCAAAAGCGGATCCGAAGGTGGAAGAAACCACGCCAGACCCCATCCCTAAAACAGGTGCGGATTTTGGATGGATTGAGTCAGAAGAGGACTAAACCCCCTTTATGACGTGTAATACAATTATAAAAAATCGATGGCTACTATTATAAGTAGATTAGTTACCAAATGTATTCGTTGTGTGATGATTTAAACAACTACACCAAGACCGAATACCCCGACGACGATAACCCCGACGACGATGATTCCGACGACGATGATGACGATACGGAGGAACCAACCTTTCTTCAAGATTTAAAAGCGTTGAGTCCCGAGTCAGGTTGGCAAGAAGAAGTTGGAGACATCGCTAAGCACGTCGAGAAGGTATGGCCTTTTGATCGTTCTCCGTGGTTGGGAAAACTGCTTGATAACCCCGATGCCCTGAAATTACTACTGTCAAAGTGCAAACGAGGTTACGCCAGACCACTTAAAGACATGCTGACAAAAACCAGGCAGGAAAATGCCAACAAGTTAGCTTGAGGTCATTCTGCCGTTGTAAATCTGGACCCCGCGCATGATCAAACAGGTGCGGATTTTGGATGGATTGAGTCAGAAGAGGACTAAACCCACCTTTATTTATAATTAACAATAATTAACAATAATTAACATAAATCTAATATATCCATAAATATTTTGTCCCACGCATCAAGCGCACTCTGTTGATAATGTAATTTACCCACATTATCCAATATTTTCGTCTTCATTTCATTATTATATTCTGTATTAGTTCCCAATTTTACTGCTATATCAACATATTCTTCTTTTGTTTCTGCTATCATATCACGAATACCAATGATATTATAATACGCATATGTCCAGCGGCCTCCTAAATAATCAGTAGGTAATGTAACAACAGCCCCGCCGACTTCAAACGCCTCTCTTGTTGTTGTACATCCACCCGCATAATATGAATCCAGTATAACATCTGATACCATATAAAGCCCCATTAATCGATGATGAGGTTGACATGGAATAAAATGAATTCGTGTTATATCAACCCCTATATTTATAAATCGGTCTTCCATTATTTTACTAATATGTGGCATGTTATCACCATGTAATAATACTCGCCCATTCGGGTCTTTATCTAGAATCGCTTTTACAATATGGTCGAATTCAGGATGTCGCTTGAATGGTTTTTGCATACATAGATACCAATTACCATATGAAGGGACATATTCTTCAAAATCGCTTCTTGTTATATCCCCAAATGGTTGATTATCTATACAAGATATATTATTCCGGGATACAGGTATGAAATATTGGTCAATAGTTGTTTCGGGGACTAATATTAATTTTTCAGTATAATGTTCTTGTGCTTTTTCATATTCCAGTTCAGCACCCGCCCAAGAAATGTAATAATCCATTATACTATTATCAACACCTGATGTTATAGGGTGTCCGTAACTAACTATCTGTTTTCTGGCTAATTTAGATATTAGTAATCTCTGAACCATACCCGACATAGTTGAATCTAAATAAAAAAGAATATCCAAGTCTAATTCACCTATATCTTTCCTCGCATTATCCAGCCAATTATCCGATTTAGTGTATTCCATGACATTTTCTTTATTTTCTAAATAATCACTCCTCTCATTTTTTTCATTTATATATATGAATGTTATATCATATTTATCTATTAACAGATTGTTTATAATTCCCTTGAATAATAATAAAACAGAAGAAAACTCAGAGAAAAATGCCGATACTATTCCGATTTTATGTTTTCTATGCTGTTTAAATAATTCATTGTTAGTGTCGGTTAAATGAGGCGTGGTATATATCAAATGCGGGAATGCTTTTATAGTTAGTTTATAGTGTTTCTTCATTAAAGACTTGATATTACATTCGTGATATATTTCAAGATTAAAGAATGATAATAGGCAGAATGTATATGGGTCTCTGTCTTCTATATATGAAGTATCTATATTATCCAGTTGTAATAAAGTATCTATTCTCGTTTCTAAATTCGTTATTATATCCCGTGCGTCTTCGACAGATTTGGGATACCCTGTTATCAATGTTGCCAATTGAATCTCTTGAGCTATAGATGGATAACTGCTTTTGACTTGTTCCAACCGATGTAGATACGTAAGTGCTGCGTCGTGGTCATATTCTTCTATCTTATATCTTGCCAATAATCCTAATAAGTGGATTAATCTTATATCTGTTAGTTCTAAAATGGGGGATACGTCTGAACTAAATGCTTTTTCTAATAAAATAAATGGAAGAGTGCTATCATTATTGCCGAATTCTAACGTTGCCAATATTATAAGAGCCATGCTATTATTTGGATTTAGTTCAATGACTTTCCTTAATGTATGTCGTCTAACGTTAATATCGGTTACATAATCAATTTTAGAAAATAAAAGGTCGGATTCCTCTATTTCATAGGATGATACTTGCTTGTTTAAGATGTCTAACACGTTCATTATAATAATAAATAAATAAAAAGTGTTTTATTGAACTAGGACGTTGAGTTATGTATCTAAACTTACTTTATTTTTTTTGAATAACTTTACCATATCGTGATATGATATATTAATATCCAATTTTCCTAAATCCGTTTTAATTATTTTAGAAATAACTGGCAAATCTTCTTTATTTAATACTCTCCATATATCAAACCACCTAATATTCTGTTTATAAGGATGATTGTATACATATTTATAAATTGAAATTTTATCTTTATCTGGTATATTATACCCTTTTATACTGAATTTCAACATTCTCCAAAAAAGTTTTGTTTTAATATTAACCCATTCATTATGTGATAATGATATTGGTTTTTTCCATATTTTTTTTTTACTATCTCTAACCCCTTCTCCAAATAAATCAATAATAGTAAATGTCTTAATATCTAATAATAGTGAATTACAATCCGCATTTGATGTTAATTCTTTATTGTTTTCAAAATTTAAATAATTTAAATCAAGACATAATTCATTTTTTTTATTGCCTATATAAAAAACTTGGTCATATATTTTACCTCTTTCGTATTTAATAGTAGGAAGAGTTTTCAATACCTTTTCAACTATGTTAGGTAATAGTGTGTATTTTATATCAATGTCCATTAATTTTGATAAATTTTTATGTAATACCATATCCCTTACAATACCCCCAATTAGATATACACGTGAATTATGTTTTTGTAATAATTTTATAATATCCATATATGTATATAAATTACCACTTGACGATGATTCGGGAATACTACTGATTAGTTGTTGTTTTATAAGTGATTTATATTTATCTGACAATTTATAAAATATAACATTTGGATATTTTTTTTTTAAAGAACGACGAGAATATTTATCTGATTTAGATGATTTATCTGATTTAGATGATTTATCTGATTTAGATGATTTAGACATATACTATATTATATTATATATTTGTATTATAATATATCAGATTCATATATTGTTTTAATTAGATAACTATCAAACTCTTGTGTATTTTTAGGGTTATACATTGATATAATATGGTCGATAAATATTTTGAACTTTTCTTTGAATATATCTTTATCTTTAGACGGAACTTTTATATATAGATATACATATAAAATATATAACACCTCTGATATATATGGAAAATTATCATATATATAATATAGTTTTTTTTGTAAATAATTAGTATTACGTTTGCTTATACCAAAATCAATTATTTTAATTAAATATTTTGATATATTTACTTTAATTTTTATACTCTTATCTAACGTATATGTATGTTTTATTGGTGTTTTCACTTTATTAAACATTATATTATTTATTCTTACTGGTTCGAATGTTATTTTATCTCTGTATGTTGCTAGGTCACAATGATATATATTACTAATATGATTTAAATAATATACAGCAAGTAAGATTTGTATTAAAATTGTTTTCTTATATAATATTAGATTAATATCTTCTTTAATGGCATCTAATAAATAATAAGTATGCTCGTTGCTACATAATGTAATTAAATAGCATTTACAATAAAATTGTAATATGTATTTATCAATTATTAACTGATTTATAGTTTTATATATTTTATATTCTATATCCATTATTGGAGTATTATTTGAATACACTAGAATATTGGGGACGACCTTTAATATATATTTTTTATTTTTTAGTTTAATATTATAAATAATACCAGACGTTGAACCATGTGTTATCATTTTAGTCTTTTTAACATTACATAGATCCATTTTATTATACGATACGTCTATTGAAAATATATTATGTTTTTTATGTACGGGTACGTCGGATATATTATTTATAAATGGTTTTATATTATTTAATTCTTTCATTTATAATATATCAGATATATAAAATATTTGTTACATAAAATATAACGTGTAATACAATAAAAAAAAATCGACACCTATCTATTATAAGTATATTAGTTACCACCTCTTCTTGCCAGACCATGTCCCTTATGCCGAACAACACCGATGTCCATATCTCGTCGGACGAGATCTCGTCGGGTGGTGTTTGCTTCGACCATAGCAACCTCGCATTGTCCGTCGATGACGTTTACGCCCAAGGCGAAGCCGACGGGTACGCCGCCGCTCTGAATGATGTTAGAGTAAAAACCATTTCCGTTCTTGCTCCCGTCGTGACCCCCGTCGTGACCCCCGTTTTCACCCAATCCTCCTACGCCAGTGCGATCAAGCTCAACGTGGAAGGGATGAGTCAGGTCGGTGGTATCATGACAGTATTCAACTACGAATATCCCGATGCCCAGACCATCGCTTTCGCGGTGAAAGGGGTTTGTTCAGACCACTACACGGTGTACAACGGGATTAAGGTAGTCATCGACGATGACTCGCGTGAAGTGCGCCTGTATTGCGGTGTGTCCGGGCGCGAGATATTCGTCCGCAAAGACTGCGGGTTTGCTGAGAACAACGGTTCCCCGTTGAAGGGAATCAAGATCCTTACCTACTCCAACCGCGAGAACATCTTCCAGCCGAAACCGACGCCCGAACAGACGAAGTCATACGTAGACTACCAGCGCGATGGTGACTGCCAGGCGCTGAACGGAAAGAAGATGTGCGGAGACGACTTATGCCGGTACAGACACGGTATCGACCCTGACACCGGACTGCACTACTCCCGCGACGAGTACAACAACTTGCCCACGTCGACGCCCTACCAGCCCTACCAACGCCATACCAAAGGCAAAGGCAGAAGCCCAGGCAGACAGGCAGGTAAGCGGCAAGGTCCCAATTCAGCTGAGAAGCAGCTGCAAACTGCGAAGCAGCAAGCCGCGAAGGCTTATGCCGAGCTCGCCCGGGTCAGGAAGGGCATCGCACGTCGTGACTAGATGAGTTACCACCCCAGAAAAACGACATTTTTTCTAATCGTAAGTACTATTCTCCCACACAGCGTCCCGTGGACGCTGTGTGGGAGAAAATGCTTGAGATTCTTTTTTATAACTTACGCAAATTAATTATCCCATTATATATTAATGAGTAAAAAATATATTAACAACAGCAACACATCATCTGACAATTCTTCCATTGCCGTAATTAATAGGGTTCAGCCCTTAGAATGGGTTCTTCCAAATAAAAAGGAGTTCCCTGAATGGTTACACAAGACATTTATAAAGTATGAATTGAAGAACACTTCAATCCAGAAACCCCCCAAGAATCAAAACCCCACTAAGAATCACCCCCCCCCCAAGAACCAGAAACCCACTAAGAAAGTATTCACTCCATTTCCATACCAGAATTTCCTTAGGGATTATTTACAGGGTAGTAGCCCATATAGGGGTATTCTCTTATATCACGGATTGGGTTCGGGCAAAACTTGTACTTCCATTCATATTGCCGAAAGTCTCAAGGATGAAAAGAATGTCGTTGTGTTATTACCAGCATCTATAGAACCAAATTTCATTGAATATGGTCTTAAATTCTGTGGTGATAAGAAATATCAAGCAAATGCGGATGCTTATAAGGAAAAGTATTCATTTATTAGATTTAATGCCTCTAATGTCCAAAAACAATTCACTCAATTTGGGTCTTTGGATAATCATACTATAATCATTGATGAAACCCATAATTTAGTATCCATTATGATGAGTGGAATACTAGGAAATAGTAAAAATGGTAAGTTCATTTATGATCAGCTCATAAACGCCAAAAATGTTAAGATAATCGCATTAACAGGGACACCTGTTGTAAATGCTCCGTTTGAACTAGCAGTTTTATTCAATGTATTGCGTGGATATCTAGAAGTTAGTGTTTTTAGAATAATGGATGAAACATCCAAGAAACCCAACTATGAGGCGATTAAATCAGAAATAGAAAAATTAGAATATGTTGATTATGTGGATTATAATGTTAGTTCTCAAGAGTTCAGGGTTCATATAATGGTTTTACACTATGACCCCTTATATAATGGTATATGTGATACTATAGAAGAAGTGGGGAATAAACATAAACTAGACCTTAAATATTCCAAACAAACAAACCACCATAATAAGTTGAAAGGACCAAAGCAATATCCACTATTTCCAGATGAAGTAGAGGGTGGAGAACCTAAGGATTTTAATGCCATCTTTATTAAAGAGGAGCAAGACGGAACAGAACGACTCATTAATGATAATCTATTCCAACGGCGAATAATGGGACTAGTGTCATATTACGAATCCAAAGCAGTGGGATTTCCCGATGTTCAAGTGAATGATTTAATCCGAGTTGGGATGAGTGATTACCAATTTGCTGATTATAATTTTGTTCGTGAAATTGAAAAGAAGACGGAAAAAGGTGGTAAGAAAAAGAGCAAGGAGAAGACAGCATCTTATTTCCGTGTATTATCTAGAATGTTTAGTAATTTCGTTTTTCCAGCTGATATTGAAAGACCTTGGAAAAATGAGAAACTAGTAGCCAAGATGAAACAACTCAAGGCGAAAAATAAGATAACCACCGAAGACGCAAAGGAAGTTATGGCGAATGCGTCAGAATCAAATGAAAATTCAAATGAAACTAAAAAAACGGCTAAAGCAACCAAGAAATATATATCTAAATTGAAAATAGCATTAGAGAAGTTAAGCGCTACACCATCATATCTAAAATCTGGTCCAAATGGATTAGATAAATACTCCCCCAAGATGAAAGTTATGCTTGATAATATAATGAAATCAGAAGGACTTGTTTTCATATATTCGGATTTCAGAAGTGTCGAAGGAGTGGAAATATTTATGCGTGTTCTAGAAGCAAATGGATACTCAAGACACGTTTATAAGAAGGGTGGCGCATCATCTAATAACAATGCTAACAATGCTAACAATGCTAACAATGCTAACAATGCTAACAATGCTAACAATGCTAACAATGCTAACAATGCTAACAATGCTAACAATGCTAACAATGGTAATAATGGTAATAATGGTAAACCAATTAATAAAATTATTAGTAATAATAACAATGCGACAAACAATAACAATGTTAAGAACAATAAATCAAATGGTTCGAAATCAAGTGATACTAAATCAACTAATGGAAGTAATAGTAGTAAGTCTAATAGTAAGCAAATAATGCCATTCAAACAATTCGGTCTTTATTCGGGGTCGGAGAGTCAAGATGAAAAGAAGGAAATTGTCAGAGTATTCAATGACCCCGATAATAAAGAAGGTAAAAATCTGAAGATTCTATTGGCGACAAGTGCTGGATCGGAGGGTCTTGATTTACACAATATAAGACAAATTCACATAATGGATACCTACTGGAATGAAATAAGAATAGAACAAGTAATTGGAAGAGGCGTGAGACGTGATTCACACGTTGATTTACCACCTGCCAAACGCAATGTTGAAATATTCCGTTATATGAGTGTATTTAAACAAAATCAGAAAAGCAAAGCAATCGATAAAGTATCAACAGACGAACATATATTAGCATTAGCCCAAAAGAAGAAGATTCTATCAGATGATTTATTAGAATTATTAAAAGAAACATCTGTTGATTGTGTATTGAATAAAGTAGAAATTAGGGGAAACTATAAATGCTTTACATATGGAAAGGACGCAAAGGGATTAGCAACAATCCCAGATATAAGAGCAAACAGAGGATTGGATACAAAGACAACGAAGATAGTTCAGACTAAACTCAAGCGCGTATTTATGGATAAAGAAGGATATATAGTAGTACCGAATAAAGCAAGTAAACAATTATATAGACTAATGGATAAAGGTAAGAAAACACCAGTTGAAAAGAAAACACTCAAGAAAGAGATTGGCATTAAACTAGAAGAGAAAGAGGTGTATTCAAAACAAGGGCAACTAATAGGTTCATTCGATGGAAAGGGGGTTTTTAAGAAGAAATA